ACATATCTGGTTATGCTCCTGGTGGCTTAGTTGATACAGGTGACATCCCTCTAACAGAAGAGAATTACCAAGGCACAGGTATGGACCAGCGCCAGTATAGCAACTCTAAAGGTAATATCATTACTATTCTATTCTTCAACGGTATGCCTATGAGTGCAGTACCTGATGGGTATTCCCCTTATACTGCTGATGCTGTTCCTAGTGAAGCTGTTGTAAGTAGTGGCAATGATAACGACAGTACCCGAAGCAGCATGCCAGACCCTGATCCTATTGACTACAAAGGTCTGTCACCAACAGAGTTAAGTGATTTAGTTAAGGCACAGACAGACATGAAGCCAGATGCTATTGCACTTGGTTTAGGTGTGCTTAATCCTCTTATGGGTATGGGAGTTAAAGCAGCTACGTGGCATCAGTCTAAGCTAATCACTAAAGAGCTTGAACGCCGCTTAGAAGATGGTTCTCTAGATGCTAAGCAACAGGCATTCTACACAGATCTTACAGAGACTATGACTGCAGACCAGCCTGGTTTGTTTGAGCGTCTGTTTAGTAAGAAAGAGGAAGAAGCGGTCAAGAAACCAGAGCCAGTGACTACTCCGTTGGATCTTAGCTCAATAGAAGAAGCTTTGGCATACACCCCTGAAGGGGGTCTAGTACCTACAACGCCTACAGGGTATGATCCTATTGAGGCACTCTCTCCTATCACAGTTAGTGAGATAACTGATACACCAAGTGATAATGATAACAAGCCTAAACTCATAGATGAAGATAAACTAAATGCTGCAGCAAAAGAAGCGTTTGCCTTTGCTAATACTGAACGTTCTAAGAGAAATAGATCACTTGATAAGATTAATGAGAAGATAGAAAAGTCAAAGGAACCAACAATAACTGCTGAACAAGTAGGTGGTTCACAGGCTGCTGCTGATGCTGCTAATTCTACTGCCTCAGAGTTAGAGGAACAGTATGGTATGCTAAATAAAGGCGGCTTGATGAAGAAAAAGAAGAAGAAGAAGTAACTACCCCAACAATAATAATAAGGCTACCCAGCAATGATGCTGGCCCCATATAAAGGACTACAACATGTCAGAAGCACAGATCATTCAAACGGACTCAATGTCTCATAAACGTAACCTCTCTCGTGTAGAACGTGATGAGGATGAGCTAAGGGAACTGCTTAAACAAGCAGGCGTTACAACAGATGAAACAGAAGAAGAAGAAGATACCCCTCAGGAGGAGCTTGATAGCTCACAGTCTGGAAGATCCCAAGTTCAGGCAGAGGGTGATACCGAACAAAAAGAAGAACCACAAACCCAAGCACAAGATGAAGATCTAAGCTCTGAGGAAAAGAACTTCAAGAAACGTTATGGTGATCTACGGCGGCACACTCAAGAGAAGGATAAAGAGTTTCAGGCACAGCTTGATAAACTAACTTCTCAACTAGATGCTGCTACAAAGAATGAGCTTGTACTACCTAAGTCAGAAGATGAAGTAGATGCTTGGGCTAAGAAGTACCCAGATGTTGCAGGTATCGTAGAAGCTATCGCTGATAAGAAAGCTAGTGAACGGTCTGCTGACTTGGATGGGCGCTTAAAAGAGATCGAAGCGTTACGTACAACAGCTAAGCGTGAGAAGGCAGAAGCAGAGTTGCTATCCTTTCACCCAGACTTCCAAGAGATTCGTGCAGATGATGCATTCCACTCTTGGGCAGAGAAGCAGCCTAAAGTTGTACAAGATGCCCTGTATGAGAACAGCGAAGACGCTAAGTCAGTAGCACGTGTCATTGATCTTTATAAGTCAGATCAAGGCATTAAGACCAATAAAGGTTCTAGCTCTGATAAAGCAGCAGCATCCTCAGTTAAAACTAAAGGACGTGCTAAACCAGACACAGATGATTCATCTAAGTATATCACTGAGTCACAGGTAGCTAAGATGTCCATTAACGAATACGAGAAGCGCATGGAAGAGATCTTTGATGCCCAGCGCTCTGGTAAGTTTATTTACGATGTATCAAAGAAATAGGTTGACATTACTTTAATCGTAGATAAAACTATAGGTATGTACAGTGTCAGGTATAAACTGCCTGTACATGCTTTTAACTAAGCACTCCCCACATTAAAGAACTACCTCAGAATATAGGCCCAGCGCATAACGGATGGCAATCCTGATAGCAATGCTGACTACCCTAATACGAAGAGCCTCTTTCAAGTGGATATGTAGTGTCTATCTTTAAAGCCACATATCTTTGAAAGGATTACACAATGGCTATTACTTCCGCATCAGGTGGGTTTGACGGGAACTTCTCCCCAATTATCTACTCCAAGCAAGCACAGATTGCACTTCGTCGTGCAGCTGTAACTAACGCAATCACTAACAACTCTTACTTTGGTGAGATTGCAAACCAAGGCGACACAGTTCGCATTCAAAAAGAGCCAGACGTAACAGTCAACGCTCTACAGCGTCACACAGGTATCTCAGTAGAGAAGCTTGATGACTCTGACTTCTCGTTGACCATTGATAAAGCTAACTACTTTGCTTTCAAAATGGATGACATTGAAGAGCAGTTTGCAAATGTAGACTTCACATCTTTGGCTGCTGATCGTGCTGCATATAAGATGGCTGACGCAATGGATGCAGACGTACTGTCTTACCTCTCTGGTCACACAGCTGCTGGTGCCTTCATCACTGCTACTTCTGGTGATGCACAACACCCAACATCAGGTAACTTGACTGGTGAATTGCTTACTGCAAACCACTTGGACGCAACAGACTTCGGTAACTTGACCATTGCTAGTTCAGCTACTGGAGGTGACGCTGTGCCATTGGCTCCACGTTTGCCAGGTGCAACAGCCCTGTCAGCTACAACTGTTTCTCCATTGACCGTACTTGCACGTATGGCTCGTAAGATGGACACAGCAAATGTAGATGCACGTGGACGTTGGGTCGTTCTTGACCCGGTATTTGTAGAAATGCTCAAAGACGAAGATTCACGCATGTTGAATGGTGACTACGGTGGAGCAGGCTTGCAAAACGGTCTTGTGTTGAACAACATTCACGGCTTCCGTGTTTATGTGTCCAACGCATTGCCAGCTAAAGGCACTGGTGCTGGTACTTCTGGCGTAACTGCACAAGACGCTAACTATGGCGTTGTCGTAGCAGGTCAGGACGATGCTGTTGCTTCTGCTGAGCAGATCAACAAAGTCGAGAACTACCGTGACCCAGACAGCTTTGCTGACATTGTACGTGGTATGCACCTATATGGCCGCAAGATTTTGCGCCCAGAGGCACTTATCACAGCACGTTACAACGCTGCCTAATCTTACGTAATCTATTGGGCTGGTCTCTTCTGAGGCTGGCCCTTTAGTACGTTATATTCTTACAAAGGACTCCAATAATGGCTATCACAACAGCAATGTGTACAAGCTTTAAGTCGGAACTACTGGGTGGTACTCATGATTTGGATACCGACTCAATTAAGCTTGCACTAATTAAGGCTTCACCTACAGGTACGTATGGTACAGCAACTACTAATTATTCTGACATAACAGGTAACTCTGATGAGGCTACAGGCACTGGCTATACCGCTGGTGGACAGGTACTTGACAGCGTTACTATCTCATTAGATGGCACAACAGCTATTGTAGATATTAATGATGAAGTATTTACTTCCTCAACTATCTCAGCAGATGGTTGTATTATCTATAACGCAGGTGCTTCCAATGCTGCTATTGCAGTAATTGACTTTGGGGGAACACAAACGTCTACAAATGGTGACTACACTATTCAGTTCCCAGCTGCAGATGCCTCAAACGCTATCATTCGTATCGCTTAATAGGAGCATAAACTATGGCTCTCGTAATTAAAGACAGAGTAAAACAAACTACTACCACTACTGGTACGGGTACACTTACCCTTAACGGTTCAGTAGCAGGCTTTCAATCTTTTGCTGCTGCTCTGTCTGATGGCGATACTACATATTATGCCATACTAGAGCCAAGTACTAATGCATGGGAAGTCGGGCTAGGGACGTGGAATGAAGGTTCATCACTCCTAGCTCGTACTACCATTTTAGCAAGTTCTAACTCAAACAGTGCAGTTAGCCTTACAGCACAGTCTGAGGTATTTATTACACAGGCTGCAGGTAAGGCTGCATTCTTTGATGCTAATGGTGATCTTGAGCTTAATCGTGATCCTCAGACTGCATTACAAGCTGCCACAAAAGAGTATGTTGATACGATTGCAGCAGCAGGTATTCACTATCATGATCCTGTACGTGTTGAGCAAGAAGGTAACCTTTCTGCAGCATACAACAACGGTACTGCAGGTGTAGGTGCTACCCTTACAAATAACAGTACGCAAGCCGCACTCGTAATTGATGGTGTGACGCTTAGTACTAGTGATCGTGTACTGTTTTATGAACAATCAGATGCAACTCAGAACGGTGTATACACTGTAACCAATGTAGGTTCAGGTAGTACTAACTGGGTTTTGACTCGTTCTACAGACACAGATAGCTACGCCCCATCAGACCCTAACAGTTTTGGTAAGGGTGATGCATTCTTCGTACTAGAAGGTGCTGCAGGTGCAGGTGAGCTTTATGTGATGAACACTGAGGGTGCTATTACCTTTGGTACTACTAATATTACCTTTACACAGGTAGCCTCTACTGCAGTCTATAGTGCAGGCAACGGCCTTACTTTAACAGGTACAGTCTTTGCAGCAGATGCAGGTACAGGCGTTACGGTAGATGGTACAGGCATTAACATTGGTCAGGTTGTAGGGACAACCTCTGATGTAACATTTAATAGTGTAGCAGCAGCCCTAACAGGGAACGTGACAGGTAATGTCAGTGGTGATGTAACAGGTAATGCTGATACAGCTACAGCCCTTGAGACAGCACGTAACATTGGTGGTGTATCATTTGATGGTACAGCAAGTATTAACCTAGCAGGTGTTAACACTGCAGGTAACCAAGACACAACAGGCAATGCAGCTACTGCAACAGCTTGGGAAACAGGTCGCACTATTAGTCTGACAGGTGATGTCACTGGTACTGTTACAGGTGTTGACGGTTCAGGTAATGCATCTATTGCTACTACTATTGCTGCTAACTCTGTAGCACTAGGTACTGACTCTACAGGTGACTACGTATCTACCGTTACATCAGGTAACTACCTTACAGGTGGTACTACTGGTGAGGGTTCTACACCTACACTTAACGTAGATGCTACCCCAACTAATACAGCATCTAAAGTTGTAGCTCGTGATGCATCAGGTAACTTTAGTGCTGGTACTATTTCTGTGGGTAACGTGACAGTCTCAGGTACTGTAGACGGACGGGATGTAGCTACAGATGGGTCTAAGCTAGATGGCATAGCAACAAGTGCTAACAATTACACCCACCCATCTCACGCTGGCGATGACATTAATATAGATACTGGTGCCTTGAGTGGTGCCACAGTTATCTCTGACCTAGACTTTAATATAACTACAGACACTCAAGGCCACGTTACGGATGCTAATGCTACTGTTTCGACACGCAACATCACATTGGCTAACCTTGGTTACACTGGCGCTACGAACGCTAACTACATTACGAACAACAACCAGCTATCAAACGGCGCTGGCTATACAACGTACACGGCAAACCAAGCGTTAAACACGAGCAGCAACCCTACGTTTAACGTTGTCTACTCAAATGATTGGTTCCGTAATAACTCAGCAAACCAAGGTCTATATAATGAGGCTACTGGCGCACACTGGGCTTCTTCTGCGGTTGGTATATGGGTTGCTAAGAACAACACTTCTGCTCAAAAGATAGAACTTCAAACGAACGGCAGCACTAGAAGGGGTTCACTCTACGCTGACAACTCTAATTCGGTGGGCTTTTTAGACAGTGATGAC